CCCGGACCCGCCTGCGCAAGGAGCTGGCCCCGGGAGAGGAAAAGGAGGAATCTGACTATGTTCGACCCCAGATTGTACCGTAACGCCTGTTCGGAACTCCGCCCATCCGAAGAAAAAATTGAGGAGATGATCGCCATGACTGCCAACCATGGATGCAAGAAGAAAATCCGCCACCCCCTGCGCATGGGGGCGGTGATTGCCGCCACCATGGCCCTGCTCACCATCGGGGCCAGCGCCGCCGCCAACCCGGAGATGGTGGAATCCTTTACCATGCAAATCGCCAGCGTGTTCCAGGTAGGGGAGCTGCGCCAGGATCTGACCACCGACACCGGCGAGACCGTCACCGCCCTGGAGATCCCCGAGGCCCGGGTGGAGGACCGGGACGGCCGGGCCATCCTGGCGGTGATGGACCAGGAGATCGATATCACCGACGCCCTGACCGAGGACGGCCGGTACGAATACAAGTATGAGGACGAGGGAGCCCAGCTCACCGTTCTGGTGGAGGGCACCCCGGAGGACTGGACCATGACCACCAGCATCCGGGTCCCCGGCCAGGAAGACACGGTCTCAGCGGTGTTCGCCAAGGAGGAACAGGACCGCGGCACCGCATTGACGCCCAGCCATGCCGCAGACGTTCCCGCTGATTCAGAGCAGGACATATCCGCCCAGGAGGCCCCCTCTGTCATTTTCGACGGAAAGGAAGCCGCAGCGGTGCAGACCGCCCCAAACTCGTGATATGCCAGCTCTATCCCCTGTTTTCTGACTGAAGCAAAATGCCGTTACTTTCCCGCCGCTGCGCGGTGGAAAAGTCCTCGCTGCGCTCGCTGAACGCCTTGCCAAGCAAGGCATTCAGGGCATTCGATCCCACTCGAGGCGGGCTGCCGCCCCCTCGAGCTCCCCCGCCAATACTCGGGCGGATTCGTCTAAACAGAGGTTTTTCGACAAGTTGAGGGAAAGACACGCTTTTCAGCGTGTCTTTTCCTTTTTGCGGCGTGATCAGGACCCGAATCAATAGCCTGACCCGTTGGAGGCGGTGTACCGCCGAACTGGGCAGAAAACGAACAAGCCCGAACCTTTCGGTTCATGCCTGTTTCAATGCGGTAGAGACAACAGAACTCGAAACAGTTACTTTAAAAATCGCTTTTACTTAGAGCCCCAATGGATAGACGTTAACCAGTTTTCACATTTCCACCAGGTTTTCCACCACTCCCGTCCAGGAGCGCTATGCTGTTATGCAGAGTGGCATTATCCCGGTGCGTATAAATATTGGCTGTTGTTTGGATATCTGCATGGCCCATCAGCTCTTTTGCGTTGTTGATGGGCACCCCGGCCCGCTGGAGATCGGTACAAAAGGTATGCCGGAGACAGTAGGGGGTAAGGTCGTCCGCAACGACGGACTCCACGATTTTCCCGTCCTTCGTCTTGGCCCCTAGCTGCAGATCCAGCTCCGTTCGGAAGCTGTTCCACATACGGCGCATGCTGCTTTCGTTCTGTACTGTCCCGGCCTTGGTGGGAAATACCAAGGAGAACGGCTTTCCTCGGGCCGCCAGGAGGCGGGGGAGCAGGGCGGCGTGTATCGGGATGTCCCGGACACCGGAGGCCGTCTTGGGTCCTTTAATGGTGCGGTTTCCGCTTTCTTTGGCAGCATGCACGTGGATCTCGTTATGGTCAAAATCCACATCAGACCATGTGAGTGCGGCTGTCTCGCCCGGCCGCATTCCGGTATACAGCAAGGTGAGAATCCAGAGTCCGGCTCGGTGACGTTCTGCTACGGCCAGGATCGCGGCTCTCTCCTCCTCTGTGATGGAACGACGGCGCCCCTGTTTCACAGTCGGCAGCTCCAGCAGTTCAGCGGGATCATAAGGAATAAGGCGGGACTGCCTGGCCCGCTTAAACATCTCTTGGAGGACCATGCGAATCTTTTTGACGTGGGAGGCAGAGCGGCCGGCCTGAGAGTTCAAAATCCGCTGGAGGTGTACATCCTTCACGTCTTTCAGTTTCATATGCCCGATGGCCGGGCGGATATAGCCGTTAAATTTCTCATCATACATCTTCAGGGACTTTTCAGTAAGTCCCTTTGGCTTTTTGTAGAGGTCGATCCACTGTTTATACCAGGCGCTAACCGTCATGGCTCCACTGACCAGGTCCTCCCCGCGCTTGGCGGCGGCCAGCTTTTCCGCCAGCTTGGACATGGCCTCCAGCTCGGTTTTCCCGGTGGCTTCGTATTTCTTTCCGTTCCATCGAGCGGTCTTTCGGATGTAGTCACTCATTGACTTTTCCCCCTATTCTATTTTACAATAGGGGAGCAGAGGGTCGGTCAAACTTTCTGCACCCCATTCCCTGCCTTGGTGTTGCAGCACTGAGGCGGGGATTTTTATTTAGTTACTGTTCCTTTATACTGAAAGACGTAACTTCAAGTGCCAAAAGACGAAATTGTTATACCTCCGAAAGTGTCCCATTAAAAGGACACTTTTCAGGCGATTCCCACTTGACAAATAGAACGAATGTTCTATAATTGGGAATACAAGGAACGGAGGAGGGCGCGGGATGAACGATCATTGTTATGAAATGGAAATGCTGGAGCTGTTCCGCCAACTTTCCACGGAGGAGAAGATCAGGTATCTTTCTTCCCTACGATGTCTCGCAGCGTCTCAACCTGACGGCGCTTCTGCTCGGGAGTGAGTTGAGCAGCAAGCCGTAATAGTTCTTTGTCCAGCTCGTCGAGTTCCGGCTCGGCGGGCTTATTTTTTTCGGACTCCTCCCATCCCATAAGATACATAGGAGAAGTATCAAGAGCCGATGCAAGACTGGCAATAGTTGAGCGTTTCAAATTTACCACGACTCCGGTCTCATACTTATTGATTGCAGCCTTTTTAACGCCAATCATGGCTCCAAGTTCCTCTTGTGATAACCCTTTTTGAAGCCTTAATTCTTTTATGCGTTCCCCTGTTGTCATTCGATACACCTCCTCTCAATGCTGTATCTAAATAATATCACATTTTTTGAGAAAATCAAGAAAAATATCTTGACAGGAAACTAAATGGTGGTTATAATCGAAGTATCTTAATTAGATACGGAGGTGAACGAATGAATAAGCTGCTTTTGAAGTCTCACATGGCAAAGAGAGGGGATACGCAAGCGGTTCTTGCGGAAGCTATGGGCCTCAGCCTGTCCAGACTAAACGCAAAAATCAACGGGACGGGTGGCGCAGAGTTTACGCAGACCGAAATTGCGTTCATCTCCGAGCGTTATAAGCTCTCTGGAAGCGAGACGATGCGAATTTTTTTTAGCGAAAAGGTATCTTAATTAGATACATACAGAAGGAGGTGATACCGTATTTCGTGTGGTAAAACAGGGCGGCCCGGCAAATAAAAACGGGCCCTTGCGCTGCCAACACAAGGACCCGCTGCACACTTTCGCTCAATTCCGCCGATACTGCCCGTGGGTGGGCTGCCGCTTACCGCCTCGCTTTGGCCTGGGTTGTGACAGGCCCCGCCTGTGTCGGTCACGGACATCTCCCCGCTGGCGACGTGGATTTTATCAGCGTATCCGCTTTCTTACGCACGCGACGCGTTCACGAAACCGTGAAACCGGAAAGAGGATGCGGCGGCGCACATTTGAGCGCGGCAAGAGGCACGGATTTGATGATGAAGATTGCATAAGCAGCAAAAAACTCTACGCAATCCACACCAAAGCTGTTTGAGTTCAAATCCATCGACCCCCTTTCAGTGTACCCGGGATTTTAAGTCCGGACACCCTGATTTTACCACAAAAATTTCTCAAAAACAAGAAAGAGAGGAATGCCATATGAACGAGCTAATGATTTTCAACAACCCCGAGTTTGGGGAAATCCGCACCATCGAGGAGGACGGCAAGGTGCTATTCTGCGGGAGTGATGTGGCAAAGGCGCTGGGGTATGCAAAACCTCAGAACGCTATTGACCGCCATTGTAAGGGTGCCCTGAAACGGGGCATACCCCATCCGCAGTCCCCGGATAAGACCATTGAGATGAACTTTATTCCTGAAGGCGACATCTACCGCCTGGCGGCCAAGTCGGAGCTTCCCGGGGCGGAGCGCTTCGAGAGCTGGATTTTTGACGAGGTCCTGCCCTCCATCCGCAAGCACGGGGCCTACCTGACACCGGAGACCCTGGAGGCAGCCATTCTGAACCCGGACACGATGATCCGTCTGTGCACTGCCCTCAAGGATGAACAGGACAAACGGAAGGCGCTGGAGGAGAAGCAGGAGGCCGACCGGCCCAAGGTGCTGTTTGCCGACTCGGTTGCCGCATCCAAGACCTCCATTCTGGTGGGTGAGCTGTCCAAGCTGTTGAAGCAGAACGGGGTGGACATCGGACAAAACCGGCTGTTCCACTGGCTGCGGTCCAACGGCTTTCTGATCCGCCGGCAGGGGACGGACTACAACATGCCCACCCAGCGGGCCATGGAAATGGGGCTGTTTGAGATCAAGGAGACCAGCATTACCCACGCGGACGGCCACACCAGTGTGAACAAGACCCCGAAAGTCACCGGGAAGGGCCAGCAGTATTTTGTGAACGCCTTTTTGGGCGGCAAATAAAAAGAGCCGCCCCGGGTGTACGAGACCCGAAGGCGGCAGAAAGGAAAATCCTTATGAAAAAAGTATATCACGAGGACTCCGCCCTGGCAAGGGAAATCGGAGAGAAGCGGCGGCTTTTGTACCAGCGCCACGGCGGGATCATGTCCCCCACGGACGTGGCCCGGGAGGCCGGGTACTACCCCAAGCCCGCCAACGGGGACCGGTGGGCTGAGGAGCACGAGATCCCCGCTATTCGGATGGGGCCCCGGAAGCGGGGATATGAGACGGACCTGGTGGCCAAGGCCATTGTCCAGAGCCGCGGGATGTGCTGAGAGGAGGAAACGGTATGTTTGAGAACCCCAACCGGGTGAAGGACCCGCGCCGGTACATCCGGCAGTGCCTGGACCGGGATGCGGAGCGGAGCCGGCGGTTTACCCGGTTCGTGAAGAAGCTGCTGCTGGTTTCTGTGGTTCTGTTTCTGCTGGCGCTCTTGCTGGGGGCGGTGGTATGAAGAACGCCGCGGCCCGTGTGCGGGGAGAGGCCCAGAAGAACATTGTCAAGCTGTTGGAAGGTCTAAGCAACCGGTATTCCAAATGGGAGGTCTGGCAGGACTTCATCATTATGTCGGCCATTGGTATTTCCAACGTCCTGGGCGGGCCGTACAAGGAGGAGCGGGAGAAGCAGTACATGAGCCGGGCGCGAAAATACTCCCGCGAAGAGATGGAAGCATTCGCGCAGATGTTCGCGGAAGTCACACTGGAGCTGGACCGAAATCCGGACCAGGACTTCCTTGGGGATCTGTTTATGTCCCTGGACCTTGGAAACCAGTGGAAGGGGCAGTTCTTTACCCCATACAGTGTGTGCAGGGCTATGTCCGCCATCACATACGGAGACGACCTGAGAAAGAAGATCGAGGAAAAGGGGTGGGTGTCTGTCAACGACCCTGCCTGCGGGGCTGGAGCGCTGTTGATCGCCTTTGCTAACGAGTGCCGCCGCCCCGGGAGGGACATCAACTACCAGACCTCGGTGCTTTTTACCGCTCAGGACATCGACTTCCTGGCCGGAATGATGTGCTACATCCAGCTGAGCCTTTTGGGGTGTCCGGGGTATGTGGTGATCGACGACACCCTGTCAAAGCCGGCGGTCAGCGTGGACGACCGGGGGCTGATTCCGAGAGAAGGCCCCAATGTCTGGTACACACCCATGTATTTCAGAGATATCTGGAGCTGGAGGCGGCTTGCCGCAACAGTGAGCCACACACTTAAAGTTATAAAAACGGAGGAGGAAAACGATCATGACCGAGCAGCTGGATAAGAAAAGCATTCTGGAGATGTCCATGGGCGCCATTCTGGAGCGGGTGGACTATGAGATGGGGCGGGTGTTGGACAACATCTTGGACCCTAACACTAAGCCCACCGGAAAGCGGAAAATCACGGTCTCCCTGGAACTGGTCCCCAGTGCGGACCGGAGGACCATTACGGTGCTGACCACAGCAAAAGCTACTTTGGTTCCCACTGATCCGGTGACCACCAGCCTGTACATCACCAACCAGCCCAGCACGGGCGAGATGGTTGTGGCGGAGATGGTACCCCAGGTCCCCGGACAGACGGCGCTTGACGGGACCGAACAGGCCCAGCCCAAGATTCTGAATTTCAAGCGGGCATGATTCCCGCATATCGAAAGGAGTTTTTATCATGTTGAAGGAATTTGCTCAGTATCTCCAGTCCCTGAAGGACAACAAGATCTACACCATCAACGGGGAGACCTACTCCGACCACGATCTGGTCCGGATCAAGCCCCATGTGGACCACCCGGGGTGTCTTCGTGTGACCGGTCTGGACAGCATTGTGAAGCTGATCCGCAACGAACTGGAAATGCTGGAGGCGCTTCCGGTGTATATCCGCGTAGACGGGGCGGAGGCGGTCTCTGTCTTCACCTCCTATGGGGCCTACATGGAACGGGACAGCCTGTATTCCGCCTCCTGTGACGTTCCAGGATTCCGAGAGGGGTTCCGGGAGCCGGAGCAGGCCATCATTGAGCTGCGCAGTAAATTTGCTCCGGACGAGGGGGTGGACTATCTTCTGGATCTGCTTTCCCGGATCAATAAGGAGAACGGCGTGACCACCCGGGACAACGGGGTGAGCCAGGAGGTGGAGGCCCGGGCCGGGATCTCCCTAAAACAGATGGTTCAGGTGAAGCCCCGCGTGACCCTGTGTCCCTACCGCACCTTCCTGGAGGTAAATCAGCCGGAGAGTGAGTTCATCCTGCGGCTGGACGAGGACGGCAACGTGGGCCTGTTTGAAGCAGACGGCGGCATGTGGAAGATGGAGGCCAAGCGGCGAATCTCCGCTTACTTTGAAGAAAAGCTGGCTGCTGAGATCGAGGCCGGAAAAGTCGTTGTGATGATGTAAAGACGGTGTAAGGAGGTCAAAAAAGCATGGAAATTAAACTGTTACGGCTGGAGATTCGCCGGTTTAAGGGCTGTCGGGCGCTGGATCTGGAGCTGGACGGCAAGTCCGCCGACATCTACGGCGACAACGCCGCGGGGAAGACCACCATCTATGACGCGCTGACCTGGCTGCTGTTTGGCAAGGACAGCCGGGGGCGGGGGGACTTTGAGATTAAGCCTCTGGGCCCGGACGGGCAGGTGGAGGACCACGGGGCGGTGAGTTCGGTCACCGCCCGCCTCTCCGCCGGCGGCGTGGAGATCACCCTGAAGAAGACCTACTACGAGAAGTGGTCCACCAAGCGGGGGAGCGCCGAGGCCAGCTACGACGGCAACACCAGCGAATACTTTGTGGACGAGGTTCCGGTGAAGAAATACGAGTTCGAGCGCCGGGTGGGTGAGCTGGTGAGCGAGGAGCTGTTCCGCATGCTGACCAACGTGTCCTGGTTCTGCGAGGGGATGGACTGGAAGAGCCGGCGGAAGATCCTCTTTGAGGTGTGCGGCATTCCGGAGGACCGGGACATCCTGGCGGGGGAGCCCAGGTTTGCCCAACTGGCGGAAGCCATGGGGAAGCTGTCCCTGGACGACTATAAGAAGAAGCTGGCCGCCCAGCGGAAGGGCCTGAGCGGGGCGCGGAACACCATCCCCGCCCGGATGGACGAGCAGCAGCAGGTAATCGACGGGCTGTCCACCATGGACTTTGACGGCCTGCGGGCCCGCCGGGAGGGGCTGACCGCCCAGGCGGAGCAGCTGTCCGGGGATCTGGTGAAGCTGGACCACGGGGCGCTGCTGGACAGCAAGCGGAACGAGCTGGCCGCCCTAAAAAATGAGCTGGCCAAGCTGGACAACGACAACAGCGCTTTTCGGGCCAAGCAGATCGTCCCGGTGGAGGACCTGCGGCCCCAGATGGAGCGGCAGCTGGCGAATGCCAAGCAGGGCGTGCTGGACCTGACGGCCCACGTCCACCTGGCGGACGAGACCATCCGGCAGATGGAGAAGCTGGTGGAGGCGTGCCGGGGGACGTGGAAGGAGGCGGACGGGGAGACCTTCTCCGGCGGCACCTGTCCTACCTGCGGCCAGGCCCTCCCCCCGGAACAGCTGGCAAAGGCCCTGGAACGGTTTGAGACCGCCAAGGAGCAGCGGAAACAGGAGGCGGTGTCCCGGTCCCAGGAGTACAAGAAGACCCTGGAGCAGACCCAGGCACGCCGGGAACAGTACATTGAGAAGGCGGTGGCGGCGGAGAACGAGGCGGCCCGCCTGACCGACGAGCTGGCCG